GGAGAACCCGTACTTAAATATGTCCTCCGAGACTTGGAAGAAAGAGGTTACCGAACGTCGTGGTGCGTGGCTAGTGCGAACGAAGTCGGCGCGCCTCACCGAAGGAAACGAGTCTTCATCTTGGGGTACGCCACAAGCGAGCGACCACGTCGAGGGAGCGAGGACGAGAGTGGACAGCAATCAGAAGTGCTTGGGGCGCGACCTCAATCAACTGAAGATGTTCCCCACGATACGGGCGCAGGAACCTGCTCGAACGACCAAGGGGTACGGCAGGGGATTAGCGGAACTAGTCGAAGGGAAGAAACAGATCGACCCCGATTCCCCGCCCGTCCCAACGAACGACAATACGAGTGGGAAGAACCGAGAACTGTTGTCGCCGAACTGGGTGGAGGAATTGATGGGCGTACCTGTCGGGTTGACCCAGTTGCCAACAGGACTGATCGATTGAGATTACTAGGTAATGGCGTTGTCCCTGCGACCTGTGAACGTGCGGTAAGAATACTTTGGAACGAGTTACATGGATCAGCTAGAGCTTAACCTAGAGATGGTGGAGTCGGGTATTGCCCGTTACCGCAACAAGGTGAAGTCCGCCCGTGACCGTGGTAAGGAATCGGAAACGCCTTACGGTCAACGTCTCATGCGTGGCGCGCTTCCCAATCTCATCGCCGACGTGGGCAAACGCATCGAGTACCACCGTAAGAACCCACACGCCGTACCGTTTTGGATGCCGTTGGTTTGGGACATGGAACCCAAGGACATCGCCATGCTCGCATTGAAGTGTACCTTTGACGGCATATGCGAACGCCGACCACTCGTGTCTTCATCGATACGCATTGCTTCTTACATCGAAGACGAGTTGCACTACCGATGGTTGAAGAAGGAGCATCCAGAAGTCTTTCATTACGCATCCAAGGACGTGGAAAAGGACAGCAAGCGGAGCTACCGCCGTAAGGTCGATGCCTTCATGCGTCACGAACGTGGCGAAAGCAAGAAGGGTACGATGGCACGGTGGAAGTCTTGGGTACGTAAGGAAAAGGTAGCGATGGGTACATGGTTACTCGAAGTGATACGCACCACCACTCACTTTATAGCGTTTCGTATGCTTGGAACGAATCACAAGAGCGTCTTGCACGTTACTGCGACTGATGACTTGTTCGCTTGGATCGCTCGATACAACCAAGACCAAGAAGTTTTACGACCTTTGTGGTTACCAACGGTGGAAGTCCCGCATTCATGGGTATCGTTATGGCGTGGGGGTTACGCCGACGACGCGGGGCTTCCACCTCTTACCTTTATCAAGTCCCACGACATGGACTACATGCGAGGATTGGACTTCGACCAGATGAAACCTGTAGTCGATGCAGTCAACCACGTACAATCGACGCCTTGGACGGTGAACGATCGCGTCTTGGACGTGGCGAAGTGGGCATGGGATAACGACCGAGAGATCGGGGAGATGGTACGACGTACCGACTATGAGCTACCCATTTGGCAAGACCGATACGACGAACATCCCGACGAGAAGAAGGACTTCAGCCGTAAGTGCGGAACCATCCACCGTCTTAACGTGTCAATGCGTAGTCAACGCTTGCATATAATCAAGACGCTCTGGTTAGCTGGGAAGTTCGCAGGGAAAAAATTTTACTACCCACATCAAATAGACTTTCGCGGTCGCTTGTATCCCATCCCGTACTTTCTATCGCCCCAAGGTACCGACCTATCGAAGTCCATGTTGTTGTTCAGCGAGTCGGAAACGATTTGGCAACCCGATACGGAAGCTCGTTGGCTCGCCATTCACGGAGCTAATTGCTTTGGTAATGACAAGGTATCTTTTGACGAGCGAGTCCAGTGGGTACACGACAGGAAGAACGAGATATTTGAAACATGCAAAGACCCCAAGACCAACGACTGGTGGACGGAAGCGGACGAGCCTTGGCAGTTCCTTGCGTTCTGTTTCGAATGGGGTGACTTGTTAGCGTGTGGTGGACGGGGGTTCAAGACTCGCTTACCCGTAGCAATGGACGCCAGTAACAACGGTATACAAATACTTAGCTTACTTGGTCGGGACGAGATAGGCGGAGCAGCTACCAACGTGACGGCAACGGAAACACCTGCCGATCTTTACGGGTTTGTTGCAGACAGGGTCAACGAGTTCTTGTTAGCAGACGCCAAGGCAGGTGACCACATCGCAACCGCTTGGTTAAAGTTCGGGGTGGATCGCAAGACGACTAAGCGCCCAGTCATGGTCAAGCCCTATGGAGGTACGCGGTTTAGTTGTCGCCAGTACATTGACGAGTGGATGACCGAGAAGTGCTTGCGTGACAACCTCGACCCGTTTGGTACGGAGACAAACACCGCTTGCGCCTACCTATCCAAGCTCGTTTGGAAAGCGATGGATCAATGCTTGCAACGTCCGAACGCAGTGATGAAGTGGTTGCAGACCACGGCGCGTGTGCTTGGTAACGAACAGAAAGCAGCAGACTGGACTACGCCATTGGGCTTTCGCGTCCGTCAGAAGTATCGCAACACGAAAGTAATGGTGATCCAGACGTTGCTTGGTGAGAAAGTATCCCACGTCAAGTACCACGAACCAACGTCTGAACTCGACAAGATACGCCAAGCCAACGGTATCAGTCCCAACTTCGTACACAGTCTTGACGCAAGCGTTGCCCAACAAACTGCCAACTATGCCAAGGCACAAGGCATCCGCTCGCTAGGCATGGTACACGATAGCTTTGCCACGCACTGTAACAACTGTGACAAGCTCGGCGTGTTACTACGCAAAGCCACGTCGGAAATATTTCAACCCGATCTACTCGCGAATTTTCGTGATGAGATCACCACACAAACCGAGAAGGAATTACCAGACCTACCCCCTTACGGGACGTTAGACCCGCTTGAGGTGTTGGGTTCTGAATATTTCTTCGCATAACACGTCGCTTATAAGGAGCGCTTAATGACACGATATAATATGAAAACGATAACTACACCCGAAGGAACCGCAAGATACTGCTGGCTCAACACACCCGATACTCGATTCGACGATGGAGGGTACGGTCACTACCGATGCGAACTTCTACTAACCGAGGACGAATGGAACGGCTTGAAGAACCAAGTCAAACCACTGTTCGAGGAAGCCTACCAAGCCGAATGCATGAAACTTGGGAAGAAGAAACTGAAACAAGCAGCTAGTCCGTTCGTCATCGACGAGGAAAACAACTACGTCGTAAAGACCAAGATGAAGGGCGGAGGAAAACGAAAGGACGGCACCGAGTACAAGATGTCAGTCGCTCGGTTCGATGCCAGTGGACAACCGATCAAGGACGATACCGTCATAGGCGGTGGAAGTAGAATCAAGCTCGGACTGAAGGTACGCTTCTGGTACGTTGCAGCTCACGGGTTTGGTATGACGCTTGAACCGCAAGGCGTACAAGTGATCAAGCTTGAAGCTATAGGCACGAGCGAGACCGCATCGACGTTTGGATTCTCCGCAGAAGAAGGCGGGTACCAACATGGAGGCGAGACGTTCGAGCAGTCACTGGATCAACCAGCAAACGACAATACGGATGCCGAGGAAGCGAAGGAAGAAGAACCCATCTCGGCGAACTTCTAACTATCGTTCTGGATTCGAAGCAAAGACCGCGCATTATTTAACGCGGTTGGGCGTCGGGTTCGAGTACGAAAGTTTAAGGATCGAGTACATGAAGGTGGCTACGTACACGCCTGACTTCATACTTCCTAACGGTATCATCATTGAGACCAAGGGACTATGGACAAGCGAAGACCGTACCAAACACGTACTGATCCGTGAACAACATCCCGAACTCGACGTCCGCCTTTGCTTTCAAAACGCTCGCAACAAGATACGCAAGGGATCGAAGACTACCTATGCGATGTGGTGCGAAAAGAAAGGAATAAAATACTGTGACAAAACGATACCTAAATCATGGCTTTCACAAAAACCCACCAAGCGTGTACCGACTGTAATTCCAGTGATGCTCTAGCCGTTAACGAAGACGGTTCGACGTACTGCTTCAGTTGTTACACCCACAGAAAGACGAACAAAACAAAACCTATGGAACAACCACAACAACCAACAAACAAACCACCACCCTCTTTTGTAAGCAACGGAAGATACACTGCGATTGCACGTCGTAACTTAACGGAAGCAACTTGTAAGAAGTGGGGTTATCAATGCGCCAAGGTCGATAACCAAGCCGTACAAGTTGCCAACTATCGGACACGTGACGGCAAGCTTTGCGGACAGAAGCTCAGATACGCAGACAAATCGTTCAAGGTACGGGGTGAACTACTCGGACTATATGGTCAACACCTATGGCGGGACGGAGGACGTCGGGTAATCGTGACCGAAGGAGAGATCGACGCACTGTCTGTATCCCAAGCGTTCAGTAACAAGTGGGCAGTAGTCTCCGTACCTCACGGTGCAGGAGCATCCAACCACGTTGCACAGGCTCTCGACTGGCTCGAACGATACGACGAGGTCGTGTTCATGTTCGACATGGACGACAGCGGACGCAAGGGAGCGACTGAATGTGCGTCCCTACTAACTCCAGGGAAGGCTAAGATCGCAGAGCTTCCACTTAAAGACCCGAACGATATGCTCGTTGCCAACCGATCCAAGGAGATATGCCAAGCGGTGTTCGAAGCTAGGGACTACCGACCCGACGGGATCATCGGAGCTAACGAACTATGGGACAAGATAACCGAGGTCAACAACGTCGAGTCCCGTCCTTATCCTTACGATGGATTGAACGACATGACTCACGGGTTACGACGAGGAGAACTCGTTACGGTATGCGCGGGTAGTGGAATAGGGAAGTCGTTGTTCTGTCGTGAAGCTGCTTACTCGTTGTTACAAGAGGGTGAGAAGGTAGGGTACATAGCGTTGGAAGAAAGCGTGAGACGTACAGCCTTGGGCATCATCGGACTACACGAGAACAAACCGTTGCATCTGGAAAAGGACGTACACCACGAAGCCCTGCGTCCTGCGTTTGAAGAGACGGTAGGCAACGGGAACTTCTATACCTACGATCACTTCGGCAGTTGCGACTCCGATAACTTGCTCAACCGAATGCGCTACCTATGCAAAGGACTTGGGTGCAAGTGGCTATTCCTCGATCACCTGTCAATCGTGGTTAGTGGCTTTGACGGAGACGACGAACGCAGGATGATTGACAACACGATGACCAGACTACGCTCGCTCGTCGAAGAGACTCAATGCGGGATGGTCTTGGTCAGTCACTTGAAACGACCACACGGTAACGGACACGAAGAAGGGGCGGTGACAAGCCTTGCTCATCTACGTGGATCACATGCCATACCACAACTATCGGACATGGTCATCGGGCTGGAGCGTAACCAACAGTCGGAGTCCGAAGCCAACCAAACCAGAATAAGAGTGTTGAAGAACCGCTTCAGTGGAGAGACTGGACTGGCTGCTACGCTCTTCTTCGACAACAAGACGGGAAGATTGAATGAAACTGATACGCAGATGTTTTCAACTACTGACAATAACGATCAAACGATGGGTGAGAATCATCCGTTCTAAAAACAACCATGATGAATAAAAACTACAGAACACTATACTTTGACATCGAGACCAATGGGATGGAGGACTTTGTTACCTTTGACGATCTTGAAGTCATTCACTGCTTGAGCGTATACGACGGAGTCAAGGAACAGATGATTACCTTTGATGGTGACGGTATTCCCGAAGGTCTTCGAATGCTCAACCAAGCGGACACGATCGTCGGACATAACGTGATCAAGTTCGACATACCTGCCATTCAAAAGCTGTACACTTGGTCTCCACAATCAGCCATTCTTGACACGCTTGTTACTGCACGTGCCGTACATTCGGACATACGATCTACTGACATGTCACGCAAGGGCTTCCCGAAAGAACTGTGGGGATCGCATAGCTTGAAAGCTTGGGGACAACGCTTGGGCGGGTTGTTCAAGCTTGAGTTCGACGAACAAAACTTCGACGTCTACACCGAGGAGATGCGTAAGTACTGCGAAAGAGACGTGCTTGTGACGTGCGCCATCGGTCAATACTTACGAGAGAAGGAACCAGATACTCGAATGCTTGGTATCGAACATCAGTTCGCAAGGATCATCCGTTCGCAAGAGATGGTTGGGTTTCGCTTTGACGAGAAGAAAGCGGATGCTTTGATAGCTGAACTGACGACCAAGCGAGCCGAACTCCTTGACGAGTTACAACGCACGTTCGCACCAGTGGTTGAAGAGATGAAGACAGCCGAAGGGTGGTCGGTAGAAGCCGAAGGCGTAACGTACACAGCCGAGACAAAAGCGAAGCTCAAGCAAACGCTGAAGCTTGATGGAAAGGTACAAGCCCTCGCTAACAAAGCGACCAAGACGGGTAACAAGACGAAGTCCATACCGTTCAATCCAGGGAGTCGTGATCAGATAGCGGATCGCTTGAAGAAGTTGGGATGGACGCCTCAACACTTCACGTCCGACGGCAAACCAAAGATCGACGAAGCCGTGCTAAAGGGAGTCAAGCATCCGTCGGCTCAACTACTCCTTCACTATCTCACGATTCAAAAGCGATTGGGTATGTTAGTCGAAGGGGACAACGCTTGGGTCAAGAAGGTAAGGCTCGGACGTATCCACGGGGCGGTCAACACTAACGGTACGGTAACGGGTAGGTGCTGTCACAACACGCCTAACATCGCTCAAGTCCCAGCGGTACGCGCTCCTTACGGCAAGCAATGTAGGGAGTTGTTCACGGCAGGGGAAGGGTACGACTTGGTGGGTGTTGATGCGAGCGGGTTGGAACTTCGTATGCTCGCTCATTACTTAGCCAATTACGATGGCGGACAGTACATGCGACATCTGTTGGAAGGAGACGTCCACACGCTTAATCAGAAAGCAGCAGGGTTGGAAACGAGAGACCAAGCGAAGACGTTTATCTATGCATTCTTATACGGCGCGGGTGATGGAAAGATCGGGGATATAGTCGGAGGTTCAGCATTGGAAGGAAAGAAGTTAAAGGCTCGCTTCCTTGCAGCGCTTCCTGCGTTGAACAGATTGAAGAGAGCAGTCGAGGAAAAGGTCAGACGCTCACACTCTCTACGAGGAATAGACGGCAGGATACTACCGATACGTTCCGAACATTCGGCGTTGAACTTCCTGTTACAATCAGCAGGAGCGGTGGTGATGAAGAAAGCATTGATACTCTTGCACCACGACCTGACCACAACTACGCAATGGGCGCTAGGTCGCGAGTATGCGTTTGTCGCTAACATCCACGACGAGTTCCAAGCGGAGGTAGTACCCAAGCACAGCGAGACCTATGGAAAGATGGCAGTACACGCCATTAAAAAAGCAGGTAAGGAACTCAAGATGAACTGCCCACTCGATGGGGAATACAAGATAGGAAGGACATGGGCTGACACCCATTGATACGTGGTCTCGGCAAACGTATTGAACGGGACGATCTTTGAATCGGAGTTTGCGGTTGAAGCTTTACGCCGTGGGTTTGTCCCTCACCACCCGTTAACTCCTATGCCTTGGGACTTCATCGTAGACTGTCCAGCAGGTCTGTTGAAAGTCCAAGTAAAGGGAACGATTAACCCTTCGGATGACGGGACGTCTTATAAGGTGATGACCTCAAGCGGGCGTCGCAACAGTAAGAAAGCCATAGGCACTGAAGTGGATGTGATTGTCTGTTGGATAGACGTGAAACGCGTTTGGTACATCATACCTACTTCCGCTCGGGTGGCAAAATGCGTGAGACTCGCAGCCAATAACAAGAGAACGACCAGCAAGTATGAAAAGTACAGGGACAACTGGTCACCCTTTTTCAACCATTAACAAAACGAAGGACAAACATGAAGACACTATTATTAATCGACGCTGACGTACTTGCTTATCAATCGGCGTTCATGGCACAAGCCAACATTCAATGGAAGGAAGACCTTTGGACTACACACGTTGACCTAGCAGTTGCCAAGACGTGGATTGTCGAGCGTATCGAAACGTTCAAGAAGCGACTCCAAGGGGACGAAGTAATACTCGCCATCTCCGACAAGAACAACTTCCGCAGGAAGCTCAATCCAGACTACAAAGCTAACAGACGTTCGAAGTTCGCACCGATAGGTCTTGATCCGATACGCGTTTGGCTCGATGAAAAGTACGGAACTGTCCAGTACCCTAACCTCGAAGCCGACGACGTCCTTGCGATCCTAGCAACCGAACGTCCCAACCGTATTGATCGCAGAATAATCGTATCCATAGACAAAGACTTCAAAGGCGTACCTTGCGAGTTCTACGACTTTAACCGTGGTGAGTTACATAACACATCGGAAGAAGACGCAAAGAAGTATCACTTGATGCAAACGATTGCAGGGGACACGGTCGATGGATACAGGGGCGTAGTGGGTATAGGCGTAGTCAAAGCCAACCGCTTGCTTGAGAACAACGGGGCGAATTGGGACACCGTCTTAAAGGCTTACAGCGACGCAGGGATGACGGAAGAAGAAGCGCTTATGAATGCTTGGATGGCGTACCTTATTCGTAAGGACGAGTACAACCACAAGCAGAAACAACTCAAGTACCTATGGATGCCTGACAGTTTTACTCCGCAACAGAAGCGTAAGTACAGTCAAACGATACACGGAGTGACAGGCGTTTTGGATGAAGAACTAGGGCGTCACAAGCCTTTTGAGACCATAGGAACATGACCATGACTCATCCTATAGAAAGAAAATTACCCGATTTAAGCAAGGATTTAATCGACGCTTTAAACGAGCGATTCCCCGTACGTATGGCTGATCCAAAGGACAGCGAGCGTGAAATCTGGATTAAAGTCGGTCAAAGAACGGTCGTTGAGTTTTTAAAAGACGTTTACGACGAACAACATACAACACTTATTTCACCGAAAGACTAATCATCATGTGCTTCTCCAGTCCCAAAGCGCCTCCACCACCTGCACCTCCTCCGCCTCCGCCACCTCCCCCGACGCTCACAGCGTCTTCAACTGCCAAAGCGGGATCGAGCAAGA